CCTGAGTTCGTGTCATACGATGACGCTCAATAACATACATAGCGTCTTCCATATTAATAGCATCAGGATCTGGATAGAAGTTCCATATAGATGTATACTCTACTTTAGGTATCGTCTTAACTACTGGTTCGTAATCACCTTCATCGCCCCAGTTAGGATACTCTTTATTAAAAGCAAACGGACCCTTCATTATACCTGTGCCAAATAAGACACATTCAAAAGCAGAATGCCTAAGATGTTTAGTAGCAGCTGACTCTTCTAGCTGATCTCTAATCTTCTTTTCCATCTTCTTAGCAGCTAACATAGCTGGTTCAAATGTAATAGAGGTTTGAGTTTGACCTACACCTTCCTCAAGATTCTCTATACCTTTTAATTTGTTTTCTAGTGGTCCTAGTTTAGCTAATAGTGTATCAGCCGTATCACCAGCATTAAAGTCATTACCATCACCATTAAACCCATATACTAAAGGAATGTTAGGCATTTCTGGTTCTTCTTCCATACCAGCAGGTTTTTTAGGATCTATGTGTGCAGCATCAACAACACCTTCTGGTAATGTTGTAGGTTCTACACCGATTGGAAATCTATTCTGGCTAAACAATACATCACATAGTTGACTAAACGCTGCTAGTACTTTTGTTTTAGTTACTTTAATAAAGACGCGAGACTTCTCAGCATCTGTAAATTTAACATCAGGACCATAGATACCTCTATAGTTTCTATATGATTGCAACCATCGTGCTTCATCTGTATACCTAGCAGACTTAGCCGTAGTAAACTTCTTTTGAACGTAACTTATAAGATCATCGTATTCAGTAGATTGATTAGAATCTTCTAGTGCAGTATTCTCATCAGTATCTAAAAAATCATCAGCCATTTAGTATCCAAACGCATTATCTGAAGGCTTCCAGCGTTGTTTAGGGATGTTTTCCCATGCTGTAGTCTTATTCATAGGTCTTGACATTATCATATATCGTAGTGCATCATATAAGTGATCTTCAGATTTTGTATCTACATCCTCTGAATTACGCTTGTCTAACGGTAGTGCAGGTAACTGACTTATTAAATTACGACAGTTATCTAGTATAATTAGTTTAGGTTCTTCTGTTTCTTCATCTAACTGTAGACGCTTATGCATCTCTATCTTACCTGCTACTCTAGATCCTGGAGATCTGTCAGAAGGTCTAAACCTACATCCTTCTCTATTTATTGTCTCTGCGATTGATGGGCCTACATCACCTCGTTTAGCCCAACAGGAACTATCTAGAACAGCATCGTATATCTTACCATCGTCTTCTTCAGTTTCCATAATCATCTGACCTAGCTTGTCTGCTGTTAGTTTGCTAACGTACAACTCACGATATATCCAAAGAACATCGTCGTAATCAATAGCTCCCCAAAGAACAGCAGAATAAGAAGAATACCCAAAGTCACATGATCTAATTTTAGTCCAACCACTAGGTATCTTAAACGACTCAACAGTGTGTATTTCTTTATCAAACTCTGGAAACGCTCCATCCTCAACAACATCCCAATTACCATATAAAAACTGTTGGCGTTTGGCTTCTGGTAACGACGCTAACATTGATACATAACTATGGTCTTGTGTCAAGTACGGATTATCCCATACTGACGCTGCTATAAATTTACGACTAATACCTGATACTATATCTTGTCCATTAGCAGTAAACCTAACTTCCTCTACAAACCTTTTGCCATGTGGTGCAGGTTCGATAAACATCTTCTTAACCCAACCAGAGCCAATATTTCCTGGATTACCAGTTGCCCTCATTTGCAAAGGTATACTTGTATCTACAGTTCTTAATGACGATCTCAGAAAGTGCCAAATATCCGATGTAGCATATTGCGGAAGCTCGTCCACACCGATCCATGTGTAGGATTGACCTTGATATCGTAAAGCATCTTGTAAGTTTTCACAGTATCCAAACTCTATTCTTGCTCCACTTGGAAAGTGCCAAGTGTTCTCCTGTGCTTTAAACCTCGCACCTTTAAATGCCTTGGGATATAATTGTTGTGTTTGAAATATAACATCCCTTAGCTCAGGCATAGATCTACGGAGTAATAATGCTCTATGTGCAGATTTATGCGCGAATCTTAATGGTGCTATTAGTAGACTATAGGTTTTACCTCCACCTCTAGCACCTCCATAAAATACTTCTCGTTCTCCTGCTGCCAGAAACTCTGTCTGTGGACCTTTATTAGGCTCAAAAGCAACCTCTTGTTCTGGTTCAACCGTATCGTTAGGAAACTCAAATGTCTCTTGTTCTACACTAGCAGGTTTAGCAACGGCTTTTTTAAGTCTGCGTTTTGCCTGTTCTGCTTTAATGCTAGTCTGTTTAACTGTATTCTTGAGTCGCTTGACTTTCTTCTGTTCTTTATTAAGGTTGGCTTCTCTTGTCTCTCTACGAGCATCAAGTTCTTCTTTCGTCCAAGCAAGTTTGTGTAGTCTGGTAGCAGATAATTTCCTATTGGTTTCATTCTCTAACCACCCTGCGACCTTTCTTACTGGTTGTTGATCTTCTCTAATCTTTACTATAGCTTCTTCTAGCTTAGTTAGTACCTTTGCGACAGGGTAATAGAACGACTTATCCTGACCCTTCTTAGCTGGATCATAGCCATACGGTGTTATACCTACGGCTGGTATAGGCTTAGTCTTACTCCTCGTCTTCATCTTCATCTTTATTTAATGGAGGAAGGACAACTACGGCTGATGGACTACCCTTATGTTCTATCTTCTCAGTACGAACCAGCCCTACCCTGTCTAATACTTCCTTAGACGCTGCTAGTCTTTCCCTATTGCCTAAAGCACTAGGATCATCAATAACGCTAACCATAGATAATACCGCTTTTGGAGCATTCGCTGCCAATACATATTCTGCCCTTTCTATTATTTCATCTTTAAGTCTTTTAATTATTCTAGCAGGATACTCTGCTTTAGAATATCCTGCACTATCCATAGCAGCCCGAAAGTTACCATTAGCTTCGTTAAACAAAGCATCTAGGAATAGGCTTTCTTTTTCAGTTAGGCTAGTTTTCACTAAGCTCTACCTCTCTTCTTAGTCATCCCACCATACTTCATACCGTATGCTTTCTTAGGAGTCTTATACATTCCACCCATACCAAATGCTTTAGCCATACCACCTTTTTTGTATTTAGCCATACCACCCTTGCGTAGGTTTAGGTCATCTGCTTCAAATTTAAAATCATCGTCCTTGCTACTATAATCATAACCCTTTGCTTTCTTAGGATCACTCATATCTTTTTTCTTTGCTGTTTTCTTTTTAGATACTTGCTCACCTACGTCTGTTGTAGTAGGTTTCTTTTTAGATCTTTTTTCTTGTGTAGCCATGTCTTGAGCAGCTTTTTTAGATGCTATCTTTTTCTCTGTAGTTGCCATACCTTCAACATCTTTATTCCTTGGTCTAGGAGGTTTAGGTTTACTTTCTGCACTTTTACTTATTATAGAGTCTTTTGACTTCTTGCTTTTCTTATCTCCATCGCCTATATCTTTAGTTTGAGTAACCTTTTGTGTTTCGGATAAGTCAGCCTGTCTAGATTTCTGATTAGGTGTTACGGTAGCAGGATTGCCTTTAGGTTCTTTTTTGTCTTTAGATAATGATGAACCTACTGCTATTCCTGTTGCTGCTGCTACAGTGCCTATTGCAACTTTACGAGCAGCACCTTTAGCTAACATCTTTTCCCCCTCAGATTTAGAAACTTTTTTCATGCCCATATCTACATCGCCTTTTTTATTTTTAGATAGTGGACCTTTTTTATAAACTACATAGGCATCTTCCATTTCTTTTTTATTTCCAGGAACTCCTCTACCTTTGCCTGTTTTTAAACTTTGTGTTTTTACAGGATCTAAAAATTTCTTAGCTGATTTTACAAGATTAGGACCAAACTTTTTTAAAGCAAAAGCTACACCCTTTGTAGCTATAGCAGCTGATACTGCTTTTAATCCTATTACAGGAATAAGCATAGACATACCTATTTTAGATGCCTCTGTAGCTCCTTCCCCCATAGTTTTTTTAGTAGAAGATTTATTTTTATTAGTTTTTACCTGACCTGGAACTGACATATTAATATCCTTTAGCTCGTTTAGTTGCTCCACCGTATCTCATATTGATACCGCTAGTATAATTCTTTTTAGGTGATTTATATGTACCACCCTTACCGAAAGCTTTAGCTCTAGCCATACCACCCTTACGGAAATTCATTTCTTCATCTTCCATCTGCTGTCTTATTTCATCTTTAGTACCCATAAACTTACTCATACCTTCGTCAGTAGAGTCTACAGTAAATTTACCATATTTACGTTTACCTTGTCTAAGAATTTGATCTTTTACAGATTCTGCTGTACCTTTAGGCTTATTGAGTTGACTTTTTTGCCTTCTAGTTTCGCCTTTACTGACTTTACCTTCTTTAGGCGTAGTCGTAGTATTTGTAATTTTAGGAGCAGAAGCATCTGGACCTACTCCACTACCTTTACCACCCATCTCATCTACTGATGGAACACTAACTGATCTTTTATCTGTTTTTTTAATTGATTTTTTTTCTTCAGGCATTTTTGTAGAAATTTGCTTTACTTCTTCATATTTATTTGTACTTTTAGGAGCAGCAACACCAAACAGTTTTTCAAACCTTTTTCTCTGTTTATTTTCTGCCTCTAAAGTTTTAGCATTATCTATTTTTGTAAGTATATTTTTTATTACAGAGCTACCCTTACCTGCTCCTCCATCTAGTTTATCTCTTTGTGCTTTAGAAAATGTAATATTTTCACCTTTAAAAAATGGTTGCTGTTGTTCTTTTTTTATTTTAGCTATGGCTTGATTATTTTCTTTTACTGTTTGTCTTACACGAGATTGCGCTCCTGATTGGGCAGGATCTTTTTTTCTTTTAGCAGGAACATTTAACTGGTTTTGTTTTTGTGCATTTGATACACCTGTCTTAGCTTGTTTCTGTTGCTGTTTCTTTTTATCAGCTATTTGTTTTTTAACACCGTCTATTTTTGACTTAGACATAATACCTGATCGTTGATATCTACTAAGTTTTGCTTCTAGTTGGGCTAATGTTTCTGCCATGTTATTTATCCTTTTTTAGATTGTTAAATAAATCAAATAATGTACGGACTTTCTCTTTTAGGATCTCCGTATCTGAATGTAGTTTAGCTAGGATTACTATTACTGTTATTACCCCAAATATTATAGGCCATATACTTGTCGCTACCTCTACTATTTCCATGTCTCATGTTCTTCTGGTTTTTCTCTTTGGCTGCATACG